TATCTTTTCGTTTAAGAGAAAACAAAAAAACGGACATTAATATTAATAAAAATATCAGTCCGTTCTTAATCATCTAAATTTTTAGTTGCTCGGTAGTAATACCTAATCGCAAATAATCCACTGATAATGGCAACCAAAGAGGCTACTAAGGTAACTAATGGTTGAAAGTTTCCAATGCTAACTATGGCACTTGAAATGCTTAATATGGTTGCTAAATCGGCATTATTATTTGTCATCTTTTATTTGCGGTTGTAACTGTTTAACTAATTCTGCGGCTACTGATTTAACTTGAATGTGCGGACTTGTTGATTGCTCTATTACTGCTAATACTGCTTCCCATTCTTGTACTGTTAACTCAACTTTTAATTTTTGTACTTCTGTTTGTACTTCTGGTTGTACTTCTTCTTTGGTTTTCATGTTTGTTTTTGGTTTATCAAATGTACTTGTTTTATTCTAAATTATTATCAGTCGGCTCAGGCTCTGGCGTAACTTCTGCTATCAGCTCAACAACAGGAGGAACGTAATCACCTGTAATAGTTAAATTAAGTTGAGTAGCTACCCAATCATAAGCATAATCATTTGTCTGCCACGCATCATAAACTTCGCCTGACATAGATAAATTACCTTGAGCAAGTTGTTGCATTGTATCGCTCAAAAGAGAATAGTAAAACGATGCTGATGTACTTAGATTATCATTAATACAATAGGCGTTTAAGATTGATGCGCTCTGATTTGTTCCGTTATCCCATATAGAGATAGGTGTTATGTTTTTCATATTATTTGATTAAATTATTTTTATTAAACTATAAGATACAGTATTTGTATTTCCACTTGTTTGTCTTGCTTGAATATTATTACCACTTATAGTTATAAAAAGATTTGAGCCATCTGTTTGTTGCATTATTCTTGATGCAGAAGTGTCAAATGCTATCATTGCTGAGGCAGAGTAATTTGCTGGTGAACCATCTCCAGCTGATAATGATACATAAACTATATACAATCCCCTATCTCCAGATAATGTAAAAATAGTCGTAGCAACATTACTACCCATACTTACACCACCATTATTTTGAGCATATCCCGTATTTGTTCTAACTTTTCCATTAACATCTAGCTTGTAACCTGCATCTGTTGTACCTGTTCCTATTAATAAATTTCCTGTAGAAAAGAATGTGCCAATATTGCCATTATTAACTCTAAAATAAATATGTGCACCTGTTTTAGAGTTGATAAAAGTTTCTCCTGTAGATGCAGATAGGAATGAATATTCTCCTGCTCCTGCTCTATCTTTATGTGAAAATTGTGCGTTTAATGTTCCATAAGTAGGTACCTGCCCCATCAATGCAGCAGAGTCTGCTACAATATTACCAACTGATGTAACCGATGAACTAAACGTAGCTGCTCCTGTGGATGTAAATGATAAATAGCTAACATTATCAGCAGTATTACCAATCCTTAATCCTTTACCAATAGTCCCACTTAAAATTAATGCTTCACCACTTAAAGCACCTGTTATGTATGAGTTATTATTTAAAGCATTTGTAATTAATGTACTGCCATTATTGTTAGTATATTCAATATATTTATTTGTAGCTGCTGCTGATAAAGTTACATTGCCACTAAACGTAGCACTTGTACCACTTAATGCTCCTGTAAGCGTTAAACCACCTGCATTTGTAATAGAAGCAAGTCCTATGCCTGAATTTCCAAAAGTAGCAATGTTTCCCGACCCATCATTTATTACATTTATAGTTGCGTAGGTGCTTGAATTATTACGTGCTTGAATTGAATTGCCACTAGCTGCTCCAGCATAAATACTATGAGAACCTGTTCCACTTACACCAAAATATCCACCAAAACCATTGGTTATATTATTTGTAAAAAAAGCATAACCACTTGTAAGATTAGATGTAATTTGCTGAGCAGCAATATTTCCTGTAAAATTTTTATCACCCGCTATTGTTTGCGTTCCTGTGGTAACAACGCCTCCGAATGAAGCATTGGCAGGTTGTAGATTTAAAATACTGCCAACTAAACTCGCTGCATTTGCGTTTGGAGTTATTCCTATTGCGCCTAAAGTAATTGCACCTTGGTAAGTATTTGTATCTACCGAACCATCAGCTTTTAGAAATTGAGATGACGTGCCTCCTGTTTTAACAAATGAATTAGCGGTAAGATTACCTGCATTTGAAATAGTTACTACTGTACCACCTGAATTATCAAAAAATGCAATTGCCCCTGCACCAAATTGTACTAATCTTTGAACTGGATAACTAGCAGAGTTTGCAGTTCCATATAAGGCAGTTGTTGTACTTCCTGTGGCAGTTGCAAAAACTGCATAAGTTGCACTTGAACCTCCTGAAAAATAACCTCCTGCCCCTGCGGTTCCTGATGCTTGACCTACTATCCCATGTCCACCAGTTCCTGTCGCATTCCCGCTAATTGCTGCACCTGTTGTTGAATTCGCTAAAAGTCCACCGCCTGTCGTACTTCCAACCTGAATAGCAACCGAACTTGTTGTATATGCTTGTATTGCATTTCCGCTTGTTGGACTTGCGTTTATATTGCCTGTAAAGGTTTTATCACCTGCAATAGTCTGAGTCCCTGTGGTTATTAAACCTCTATTACTCGCACTTGCATCAGGTATATTAAAAGTATGAGTATCAACAGAACTTGAAATATTAAAATCAGTACCTGTACTTCCAACTGCAAAATACTGAGCCTGTTTTGTTAAGCCGTTAAGCGCCGTTAATCCATTTGAGAAAGTTGTAACTATCTCTGATAAATGATTGTCCTCTGTATGTAGCGTAATTGTCCTGCCTGAATGCGTAACGTAAACCCGAATAGCTAACCTATCTGTTATTGCTAAAACTGTTTCAGGAATACCAACCGATGTATAATAAATATCTATTGCCGTTCCGTTTGTTATGCCCTCTGGCGTAGTTGCGCTACTACCTAACAACGTAAAAGTAGTGCCGTTATATTTGTAAACCTCTACGTAAAATGATGGCGTACCTCCGCTAGATGATGCACTAAAATACATCTCTACGTTCCAATTTCCTGCCGGTATTAGTAAAGATGCAGGGTCGTTTGCATCGGTTATAAACTGAGCAATATATCCATCAGCTGCTATAGTGAAATCAGTACCTGTGCCGATAACAGGCGTCTTATTCATTTCGTAGTAGGCATTCCCACCTATTGTACCCTGACTGACTGAGCCGTTTAGATAATAGGCAACCGATGATCCACCTCCCCCAGTTGTTGGGAAATCAGCTAATGCTCCATCGCCTCTAATATACTGAGATGCCGCACCTATTGCCGTTACTGCCAAAGTCCCTGCGCTTGTAATTGGTGAGTTAGCAACTGAGAAAGCAGCGGGCATCGTTAAGCCAACAGAACTAACTTTGCTATTAATTTGGTTTTGGACTTTGCCGAATGCTTGTAAGATTGTATCAGTAGCAACCACCGCTCCTCCTGTGACCGATAAGCCTGTAAGTAACTTGCTTGTTACTCTGGCATCCGTAACAATACCTCCAACAGTTGTCCTATACGCTATCTGATTGCCTGAGATTGCAATAGGTATGATGTTAGCATCAACTACTGCGCTAGGTAAAGCAGCAAAATCCTTTAAATAAACTCCATTAATTACTGGCATATCTTTTAATTTACAAGTACATATTCATCACCGCCATTATCAACATAGGTATCAGTATCAGATGCCCAAACGTAGAATATTTGATTAGAATCAATTATTGCTCCATATCCTGTTATCGTTCCTGCAAATTTAATAAAATCCTCTGATGTTCCCGTTATCTCCAAATTCTCTAAAAATCCCTCTCCTGCATCTCCTTCGTTTGTATCTAGGTTTACCATAGACCAATCCATCATCTTCCTAGACCTGCCTAAATCCTTAATATCATTCCATCCTATGATTGCCTGATCTACGGCATAAACCGCCTCAAAATTTACAGAATAAGAATGCAACTGACCTAACTGCTTTTGCCCCATTTCCTCTGTGCTTTTGCAAGTCTTAATAAAACTAATAGATTCGCTCAAGCTATTGCTTAATAAGCAACCTACTGGCAAGTCATTGATGTAAAGCATTAAATTAGTCATAGCCTATTATACTCCCACTAAATTTTATAAAATCTGTAACCTCACCCAATATCTCAAGATTCTCAATGAATCCTTGCCCTGCTTCAATATCAGGACCAACAATTTCCCAATTAACCTTAATTCTTTCTAACGCTTTTAAGCCTGTCCATGACATTATACTGTTATCTGTAGTCATAACACCTTCAAAAGGAATTGAGTAGGTGTAGAGCCTTCCTAATTGCGTCTGAGCGCCTGACTGTGTAGTCTTGCAAGTACCTATAAAAGATATCTGCTCTGATCTACTTACAGAGGTTAAACACCCTACAGGTATATCGTTTGTGTATAACATCATGGCGTTCCTTTTACTGTTACCCGAGTTGTTGCTCCAT